ATGTTTAAGAATAATATTCCTTCAGAGAGCAACCAGGCCGATGATACGGTTTCCGCATTGCTTGAATCCCTTCCTGAAGAAGCCTTTCTCATGGATTCGACCGGCATAATACTCAATGCCAACAAATTATTTGCATCACATCACGGCAAGCATCCTCAAGATTGCATCGGTGTCAATGTCTATGAATTAATTTCAACTGTACTGAAAAGGCCAGAGATGGCTGCTCATCGAAAAAAAACGGTTGAAGAAGTTCTTCGAACCGGAAAGCAAGCTGTTTTTGAAAATTCTGGAGACAATCACAAACGAAGGTTCACCATTCATCCTGTCAGATCTTCTGAAGGAGAGATTACCAAACTGTTTATCACCATAAAGAAAATTTCATTTCAAAACCGTTTAACAAAAGAATCCAGGCAAGAACGTCTTATTAATAAAGCTTTTTTTGACGTTATACCAGGTTCCGCAATAATTATGGATTCTGATGGGCATGTTATGAGGTCGAACCAATATACGCGTGATCTCTTTTTTGGTAAAACTGCAAATGAAACTCAAGCTATTAATTTCTTTGAATTTGTCTCGACTGATGACATTGTTTCTTTAAGAGAATTATTCCAGAATATTCTGAATTTTGGTTTCGAAGAAAGTACTGAAATAAGAATCCATCCTCAAGGAGAGATTCATGATATATGGATGCTGATCCATGCAAAAAGGTTACTCATTAACGGTAAATACTGCATTGTGAGCATCGGTATTAATATCACCGAACGCAAACGGATAACGGCTGACCTCAATAATTACATTGCAAGGTTCAATTTCGCTTTGAATGCCGCTCATGCCGGTGTCTGGGAATGGAACTTGCAAACCAATGATCTGAACTGCTCAAAGGAAATATGCTCTTTGTATGGGTTGAAGCAGAGTGATGAAAAACCAAGGTTAACTCTTTTGGCAAATAACATTCATCCTGATGATCGCGAAATGGTACTCCAGACCGTTTCCCAAGCTATTCAGAACAAAGTAGCACTGGATATGGATTATCGTGTCTGTTACCCCGATGGCTCCACTCACTGGCTCATGTCCCGCGGGAAACCTGTATATAACAAAAACAGCTTTCCAACTCATTATATCGGAACGATAATCGATATCACTGAGCGCAAACAATTGGAGCTTGAGCTCAGTGAGAGCAAGATAAAATACAATTATGCGCTGGATGCTGCGAGTTCCGGTATCTGGGAATGGAATGTACAAACCGATGAACTGAGCTGGTCGGAACATGTATGGAAATTATACGGCTTGAACGTGAACAGTGTACCATTGAACAACCAGCTCTGTGTAGATACCATTCACCCCGATGACCGCGAAATGGCGTCATGGATCATACGTAACGCTGTAAGCAATAAAACTTCGGCATCTCTCGAATATCGCATCTGTCACCCGGATGGCTCCATTCGATGGCTCACATCCCGAGGCATGCCACTGCATGATGCCGAAGGGAAAGTAACCAGTTATATTGGAACGATACTCGACATTACCGAACGCAAACAGATAGAGATAGAACTCATTATAACCGAGCAAACAGTTTTAAGAAAGTTTGCAAACAGTTTTAAGAAAGTGGTGTAAATTTAAAGGGCATTTAAACGGCTTTTTAAGAGAGAATTTAAGGGTGGAAATTACGTCATCAACGTTTAACTTTACTGGCCTGTTAACCTTCTGATTTGGGCTTCTTTTGCTTTTGTCGCCTTTGCAATTTGGCTCATTCCATTCATCGTTATTTCATAGTTCAGCCGGTCGTCGATAAGGGATTTTGTTTGCTTGTTCAGGGCGGAAATTATGCCCTGTGTATCGAATATTTGGTTAGCCATCTGGGCTGATGCGCCGGCTTGGTAGAGGGCATTCAATCTCTGGTTTACCTGGTTGTATGGAACGATTTCTTCCCCCCCTTTCATCCTCACTAATTCAGGGCCTTTTTCACCTACCCATGCGTAGCCGGGAGGAGCGAACGGGGAGCCTTCAGCAAACCCGCCGAGTCCGATGAAGTTTAAAATACTGGTTGCCGCCGCTTCCGCTGCGAGCCGGAGCATATACTCAAGCATCATTTGTTCGAACGATTTTGCAACGGAACTCAGCACATCACCAAGACTCTGGCCACCCTGGATTATTGCGCTTGCAAGGGAAGCAGAAAAGAGGTCAACGGAACCGTCGAAAGCGTTTGTCAATGTCTTGTTGAATCCCTCTGCAAACTGGTCTAAGTCTTTCTGGTAGTCTTTTGAAAGATCAGTGAGCGTTTCAGGGTTATTCCTATGTTTAATACCATCACCCTTAACTTTCCCTGCTTTATACTCAGCATTCTGAAGTGTCTGCGGGACTTTTGAGAACTCCAACAAGTTGGAAGCTTCACCTTTTGTAAAACCGGCGTTTTCAAGGAATTTAGCGTTCTCATTGGAGAGCGCTTTGCCTTCCATGAGCTTCTTTTTGATGGCTTCAAGCTGGGATTTTACTTGATCGGTCAACGAGGTCTGTATAGATTCATCAATCTGTTTAACCAGTGCATCGTAACGCTCGCCAAGAGCACCAGAGTGGAGTTTTGTGATTGCTGCGGTGAAGTCGTCTTTGGTTTTGACAACCATTCCCTCAACATCGGAGATCATTGAAGAGTAGAGAGTACTTGTTTGTTCATCAATGTTTTTTTCATCTTCAACATACTGCTTCATCAAAGCTTTCTGCTCTTCTTCCAGTTTCTTTTCTAATGCAGTTCTTTCGGAAGCAAGTCGTTTTGACTCGGCCGCAGATTTCTTTGTGTTCTTTATTTCTTCTTTCTTCTGGTCAGAAAGATTGTACTGCATCTTGAGTGCTATATCATTTTTTTCCTGCTGATTTTTGGCATCAAACTCACTCATTTTGAGGTATTCGGTCATAAAACGAATATCCTCTTCAGCCCCAAGCGTCAACTTCCCTGCATAAATTTTCTTCGCGGTTAAAATATCCGCTTTTCTGTACTTCGCTTCGAGAGCGTTCAGGTTTTCATATGCTCCAGCAGTACCAAGATCGCTACTCAATCCCGCTTTGACCACGTCACCAAAATTCGGTGTCGCCTTTTTCCTTTCATCTGATCGTGTTTTTTCACCGTTCAGATAATTCATTTTTGCGATCAACTGATCCATCTCATATTTCAGCTTTTCAAGCCCAGAAGACCCATGTATTTTTATAGCAATATCAATGGAGGTGTAGTCTTTAACCGCTTCGAGACGCTTTTTCAAATTATCAACACTTTCCCCGCCGGCACTCATTGCTGAAACAATCTTTGGGCCAAACGCAATCCATAATGCTGTGGCGGCTGAGATAGCCATCATAATACCTGAAGGGCCAGTAAAGGCGGCAGTCAGTGCCTGTACTGCCGCTTTCGCTCCGCCTTCTTTCTGGGCCAGCCTGGTCCAGCTTTCCGCGAACACGTCGACGTTGTTGGCGACGCCCATGATGCCGTAGGGCATATCCTGAATGACTCTGTTGAGGTTCAGTGCGGTGTTCTGGGCTGCCTTGTTTGAACCGCTGAGCCTTTGCACCGGCTGTTCCAGCTCATTGATGGCGCGGCCGTAGAGTTTTGCTTTGGTTGTTGTTTCCTCGAAGGCTTTGCTGCCGACATCCATTCCGGAGAGCTGGGAGTCGAGCTCTGCTGCTTTGGCTTTCAGGGCTTCGAGGTCTCCTTGTGCGATCGAGGTGTCTCCCGTGATTTTTACAAGGAGTTCAAAAAGTTCGTTGGCCATAAATTTAATTGATAATTGATAATTGATAATGGATAATGAACAATGGTTGCCGAGTAGCGCAACGCGCGTATCGAGGCAAGAGAGGTAACGAGTTCATAGCTTATTTTCCGCTGATAATGTTTTGCAAAATGGAGAGTGAGCGCCACTCTTCGACTTGTTGTAAATTGGTGTTTAAAAGCTCTTTGAAAGTGCCGAATCCTTGCTGGGCGAGGCCGGCACAGAAGACTTTGTATTTTTCTGTAATGGTCAGCATTCGGAAGGTTTGTTCTTTGACCGAGCTGTACTCTTTCTGGATTTCGGAGGCGTGACGGTCGGAAACCCTTGCTGCTCCATCGGCTGCTGCGTAAGCTTTTGCGTTACATCGATCGTGCCGGCCAGCACATGAAAGTAGATAAAAAAACCCTGGAGGAGCGCTCCAAGCTCCACGCCTGTTATGGTGCTGAATATCCTCGCCGGATAAGGAACCTCCCGCAACACTTCGCGGCAGAAATGTTCAATCTTTGCTTTGTCGCCGTCGAAGCGCATAAGAAGCAAGTGCCTTACCCGTTTATCCGTCGACGGGTTACCTTCCCACATATCGAACCCGACAAGGTCGTTGAGCGCTTCCATACGGGAAACGGTCGGCTCGGCGAGATAGACTTCAGTGCCGGCGATGGTGAGCGGCCGCTGGATGAGGTTGAGGTAGTCGGTATGGGTTGGCATAATGGGTAATGGATAGTTGATAATTGATAATTGATAATGGGCAATGGATAATGGATAATGAACAACGGTTGCCGAGTAGTGCGGAGCACGTACCGAGGCAAGAGAGGCATCAGGTTGGCGTGTCGCCGTTTTTGGTTAAGTAAATCGTGTAGATACGGACATAGGGTTCAAGGCAGTAAAGTTTTAACGTGTGAGATCCTGTGCCAAGTGTTTTATCCGGCAACTGCACCCACTCGATCACTCTTCGGTTGTAGGTAAAGAATCTCGCCGCGGTGTCGGTATCAAATGCGTATGCAAATTCAGTATCCGCAGCTGATCGAATCTTGATGAATACTCTATACAGACCCGGGGATGTAATAAGAAACTCATAGGTGGCATAACCAGCATACGTTATGCCGAATTCATCATACCGCGCAGTTGTGCCGGAATTACCAAACCCAAGGTAATCGCCGACGACAACCCAGAACGTCGACCAGTATTCGACGCCGGCGGCTTTGCTCAGCACTCCGGTAATGGCAACAAGAGTCAGGTACCCTGTACCACCTGAACCGCCGCTGCTGTCCGGCTTGATCAGCGTGTTTTCAGTCAAGGCGATGCCGGTAATCGTTGTCCGACCCTGCGAAAGGTTTATCCGCATCGATGAGGGACGGAATGAGAGGCCATCGCCATAAGCGTCCGGCAACCGGTAAGCCTGATAAATCTGGTAATCAATACCGGCAACCTCAAGGGTCACCTGTTCACGGTCAGTCCGGAACAGAGAAAAATACCACGCTGCCTGGCTTACAATTGCAGAGCAATCGTTATTGAGATACCACGTTGTCCCCGTGGTGTACCACTGCTCTTCGGTACCGATATATTTTACACACTTAAGGTCTGAACCGTTGTGGGAGATGCCCGTCGACGGGGAGTAACCGAACCCTTCAACCCCGACACCGGCGGGAATCCTGCCCATAATCGGATTGTGCATGAACCGGACAATCTTTACCGGAGCAGTCTCTTCCTGCAGGGTATCCTGCCAGAGGCTGAACTCACTGTAATAGGAGGTGTAATGCGTTCCGGCGATGTCGTAACGGACAGTCCCGAAGGTGGTCACTCCCGGAACAAAAGCCATACCGGGCTGCACCGTATAACTTGTTTGCGGGTAGACACTTCCGCAGGCAACAAGGGAATTCGAGCGGTCAAGGTAGCCGGAAAAATCGACGCTGATAATATCCTGCTCATCGACGGCCGCCACATCCGTACCGCCATAACTGGGGATGACAAAACCCTCTCCGGTCGGAGCGATGCCCATAACGGCGCCAATCTCCCTGCAGAGGTTTGAGAGCACATCCACTAAAGAGTTGGCTCCTACTCCGCTGTAACTGCCGGTCTGGCACAGGATAGGTTTGTAGATCAAGAGCCGGTCAAAAACGATATTCGGAGCAGCCGAAGCAAGCCACGTGTCGAACGAGGTCGAGCCGTCGAACCCGTAAGCGCCCGACGTGGCATAACTGCCAAGAGCGAGGCCGGTATTTGCAAGAACGACACAGGAAAAGAGCCGGTTGAAATTACCGAAGCGCACCGACGTTGCACCAAAAAAAGTAAGCAGCTGCGTGATCACGTAGTTGAGGCGCAACCAGTCCGCCGCCGCCGTACCGGTATCACCACCAACGACATCACGAAAAATCAACTGGAAGAGTTCCGGATCCACAATACCTTCATTGGTTTTAAAACTCCTGTCCGGGCGAAGGAAAGGAGCGAAATCGGCGTAGAGGAGTTTCTCGGCAAAACTGTACCGGACAGACTTCCGGTCAATCTTGCCATTGAAATAGTCTTGAGCATCAACAATGATCCGGACACTCAACACCGCGTCGCGAAAATATTGCATTGCAAGCGTATCGTCACCAAGAACAGCAAAACAGATGGTTGTTTTTGACGGCATGAAGTAGCCGTAATCGCCATCGGCATACTCTTTTTCAATTCCTGCCTCAATAACGATATCCTCTTGAGAGGCAATATCGAAGCGGTTCAGAAAGACAGACGAGTCAAGGTCACCATAAACGGCCAGCTCATCCAGCTCCAGCCGGATTTCAGCAAGAGCTGAACCGTTGTCGAGGTAAAAGGAGTACCCCTCTACCAGCTCTCCGGAGAGAGCGCCAAACCCTGCTGCAATTCCGGAGATATCAATCATTGATTCTCATTTTAAGCGCTCCGGCAATAAATCGCGGGATTATCCCGACAGCGTAGGAAAAAGGGGCTAACAGTTCCGCACTGCCGATAAAGTTGCCGCCTGAAGAGGCATCCCATACCGAGAAATAGGTTACCGTTCCAAGTGCCGCCGTAGCAGCACCGAACGTAATCGCCGAAGTATTCTGGGCATCATCGCCCGAAAGGGTGAATGTCCCTGATACAGGTAGATAGCCGCTGCCCGATGCGATCGCGTTCGCTGTGCCGGCTGGACCCGGGTTACCGGTATGGAGCTTCACCCAGTAAGTGGTCGCCGGTGTATATGCCGCACCGCAGAGGAACCAGCCGAGGAGCTTTTGTTTGGTGAAGGAGGAGAACATAATGGACAATGGACAATGGATAATGGATAATTGATGCTTCGATACGCGCTTTGCGCTACTCAGCAACCATGTTTTTTTGTGGCCACATCAGCTTCGGTTGCCGAGTAGTGCGGAGCACGTACCGAGGCAAGAGAGGCATCAGGTTGCCCAGACGCTTTGTTTATATTTATCGACAACTTCAAGCACAATATTCCTGCCCTGTAAGAGGCTGTCGATACGTTCTTCCATCAGATCAGCGCTGTTCGTACAGGTCACCTGCCTGTATGAGCCGTAACCGCCGGCATCGTCATAAAAATTATAGGCACTGACATACTTGTACTCATTGGTCAGCCAACCTTCGAACAAGATCCCGAATCCATCACGCAGCTGGAGTTCGGTCGGGGCAATGGTAATGGTTGCTTTGCGCTTGAAACCGTGAACCCGCTCGACGTCGGTATATAAACCGTTTCGGTACGGGAGCTTGAGAACCTGAAAACCGACACGGCATTCAACAATAGTTGCATCAAACCGGTAAGTATTGCCGTCGTTACAACCAAAACTGACAACCGTTTCCGGTATCACATTTCCTGTGGAAGTCTTGAACTGCTGTACAGTAAGCTTCAACTTCTGCACGCCCTCGGTCACATTGTAACTGAGCTGCAGGCGGGTGTTGAGGAAGGTTAGTATTGAGGCGCTCTCACCCGGTAAACCAAAGGTAAACTCAACATCGACAGCTGAAAAAGCATAGAGCGCAGCCATTTGCACAAAGGTGAACCGGACAAGATCGGCAATAACCTCCTCACGCTCGCCATAGGGCACAACATGCCCGCTCTGATGGGTATAGGTGAGCTGTGAATCGGTATAGGTTGCCGGCTCAAACTGGTACGACTCAAAGGTCTGCAAATCCGATGAGGAAAAACTCAACCCTGCAGTATCAATCCGTATTTTCCGGATAGGCATAAGTGTAATCATACAATCACCATCCTTGCCTGCATCTGTGCAACGCTCAGCTGTTTTTCGAGGATAATCTTTATTTTTCCGGCTCCAAACCCGGGAAGCAGCTGCATATAATAAGCAAGGTACGTGCGCTCTTCGGTGCCGCTCCCTTCATCCGCTGCAAGTGTGCGGGAAATCTTGATATCGTGCTCGCCGTCCTGAAGTGTGGTGAGTGCCGCCAGCTCATACGTTGAGGTCTGCAGCCAGCTTATTTCAATCCGGTCATTGTACCCGATCACCATCCGGCCACCGATCGCATTTTTTACCGTGATAGCCGCCGGCTCATCGCTCTCGATGCGGCAGTATCCGATATCGACGTAGCTCCCTGATCCAGCTGCACGGAGCGAAACCTTTCCCTCCCGCTGGGGGATGATGCGGCTTGAGCGGCGGAGCAGGTTATCGTAAATGGACATGGGTTAAGGGATAATGGATAATGGATAATTAATAATTTCACGCTTGCGGTTCCTGCTGTTGTCGCTCCTCTTGCGCTGCACGTTCAAGAGCTTCCTGATAGTAGAGGCTCGCTGTCATTGCGTAGTAATCCATCGCAGTGAACCTGCCGACGACGTTACCATTTGCATCAAGCAATTGATAGACTTTATCCGGTACAAACGGGACATCAAGAGTACTTACCCCATCTTGCAGCGTTTTCGTATCATCAGGAAATCTTGTAACCAGCCCCTCATTAAAAAACATCCTTGGATTAGAGTCGTCATTGTAACCGCCGAAACTGGTTACTTTTTTCCAGCTTTCGATACTACCAGAAACCTCTCTGGAACGGTGACCTACAAGCGGTATCCTTGCCATTACTCACCCTCCTTAAGCAACGCCGTAACCGGCGGAACTTGCATTTCGGGCGCTTTTTGCAAAGCTGTCCACGCATCGAAAACCTCACTACATGGTTGCTTTGACAGGTATTGTATTAATCCGATTAAAAGTCGGCCATCAATGACATACTGCTTGTCAGTACTGATAATTCTTTGATTGTTATCCATAACTGTATTTTTAATGTTGTTACCAAGTTGCTATTGCTGCACGTTTCCATGTGTTCGTGGCCGTGCATATGTACAAGTAATTTGCGTCCCAGCAAATTTCACCCTGCTCGCCTGTATCTGTAGCGTTTATAGGTGTTTTTGCTGTGCTGAGTTGTAACCTGTTTGCCGCTGAAACAATTTTCCCGTCGTGGTCAACGCTGAATTTACTGACAGTATTGACCTGCGCATCAATAAGTAATTGTTTACCTGTGTTGATTAAGGTCTCTGTCCGGCTTATCAAAAAATCGGTGTTGCTACCAGAGCCGCTTGCCTGATTGTATGTGACTGCCAGATTGCATGGTATTGCGTTACCTGTTATGTTGGTAAAGTTCACGCCAAAAAGCTTCACACCTATGCCTCCAACTGCCCAGCTTACATTACCAAGCGCCAATGTTGTTCCTGTGCCGTAAGGAGCCACGCCGCCATTACCAATTCCTATCCCTCCAGACTGATTTATCGAGAATTTTGTTGATCCATTCAGTTGCAACTTGAACGCATCACCAGCATATCCCGTTGGAATGTTAATGATCGTGGCTCCTTGATCGGTGACGCTGAAGTGTGTCGCGCCAGCACTATCGTCCCCCTTGAAAACGTAGCTTGAACCATCAGCGGAGGCGGCTTTTACGTGGACTCGTGCGGTTGGTATCGTATGTGTAAATCCAACGTTGCCAGTGCTTCCTATAAGAATTGCATTGTTGTTACCATCTCCAATAATACCGTTCGTCTGATCGTGTTTCAGCCTGATAAATTTTCCAGTCGCTTGAGTTGCATCACCGGAAAAAACGACAAACTGCGGGTTTATGGAATCCGTACTCAAACTTGAATAAGCCACATCGACATTCGCAAGACTGGTAACAATAACTGCTAACTTCTGCACCCCTTGAGTGCCAACACTCAGATTTATAGCGTAGCCAAGCTGATTCTGGCTACCAGACGAAATCCGGCCTGTCTCATAGCCTTCCTCGCTGTAAGTGTTGTAAAAACTTATGAAATGATTATTAGTGTTGTTATTTGATGTTTCCGGACTAAATGTCAGTTGTGACGACGTGTTTGCACCAATAAGGGAAATTCTCCCACCATATAGTCGTAACCGATTTGTTGTTGCGGCATAAGTGAAATCAGTATCTTGAGCAAGCACACCGCCTGAGCCGACGAAAAGCATTCGGGAAACTAACGGACTGTTGCCGATTGTACCACCAATGCTCATGCCCGTTATGGCAATATCGCCACTGCCAAGCAGTGATGTGCTGTTGATAGTCTTGATGTTCGTCCCGCTGACCAAAGCAACCTGCAAACCGCTTAAATCCTGATCGCCGGTATTACTGCCTGAAAGAGTTGTAATTCCAAGCTTTGCTCTTATCGTGCTACCGGTTTCTGGATCAACTTCAGCCAACACGCCGCCAGTTCCAACAACAAGGATTTTGCCCGCTGTTGATCCGGCAATAATACCGCCGATCGACATGCCACCCGTAAATGCCGTCCCCGGTATACCGACTTTAAGCGGAGTGTCGCCTCTAAACGTGACTTTGATATTACTGGCCATCGCGCACCCCGACTCTTTTGGTTATGATGAAATTACCCGAATCGGAATTGCGCTCAAGTCCCGGGCCGACAATCTTCAGGTCATAGCGGTACGTACCGGGCTCAATATCGGTATCCGTTGTGGTGAGCACTGTTGAGTTTGTAAAATCCTTTTTGATGAGCGCATTATCATCGTTATCCGAATCATCATCCAGCTCCTTGACGGTAAAAAGAAGTACAGCACCAACAGGCAACGTATAGGCTGTGCCATCCTCATAAGCGAGGTCGGGAGGTGTCGCACTTCCCCAGGTGTTGCCTCTTGGTATGGTGATTGTTCCTGATGCCATTTCTTACTTATCAATTATCAATTGTCAATTATCATCTTCATTGTCGTTTCGATACGCGCTTTGCGCTACTCAACGACCGAAGCAGCTACTCAACGACCATATTTTTAACTCTTTCGGTTGCTGAGTAGCCAAAGGCGTACCGAAGCACCGAAGCTGCACGGTCACTGAGTAGGCTGCAAGGCCGATCGAAGTGTCAGACTGCCTGTATCACAAAGTTACCAGTAACAAACCCTGTACGCTTACTGATCGCCACCGTCACTGCTGCGTTATCAGCTGCGGCAACATAAGTCGGTACACCGGTCGATACGGCCAAGTCGGCAAGTTTAACGCTGCTGCCGAACTCCGGCTGCCAGTACAGTTTTTGCGATGCATTGACCGAGGTGAAGTAACTCTGTGCGTAAATGTCGCAGATGGTACGATAGGTGACAGTAAAAGCCACACTGTTCTCTTCAACCTGCGCAGTTACCGGATAAGTCGCATAATCGCCGCCGGCAGGAATCTTGACGTCTCCCGGGCTGAAAATGACTTTCGGGAAGACACGGTATTTGACCATTCCGTCATCACGCACGCTTTCACGATAGATCAAGAAGAACCGCTGTGTAAGGTTGTTGAGCAGGAAGGCTTCCGGATCCTGATTGAAAATCAAATCCACCGTTCCATCAAGCAGTAACGTTTTCTTTTTGAGGATTGAGTCGAGTTCGTCCTTTGCCGTCACGATTTTGAAAACCGGCTTGTAGGATTTTTCACCTGTTGAGCTTCCCAGCTTGTAGGCGCTTGTGGCGGCGAAGACTGCACCCGAGTTGTATGGATCGTACCCGCCGGCAGTGAAGGCGAGAGTATCCTGATTGACGGGCACAATTGCAGCATCGCTTTTCAGCGAGCTCATGAACCTTCCCGGCAGATCACCCCAGTTACTTGCTAATGTCAAAGCCATTTTAAAAGGTGTTTAAGTTGTTTTTAAATCTCTATGTTACGCTTGTTTCGCCCGTTGCTGTACGGCAAAGGTCTGCCCATACCACCAGACTCCGTTTTCGCGGGCGAGCAGCTGCTCACTCACGGCAAAAAACTGTTTGTTCCGATACTCAAGGCCAAGGACATGGTCACGGATGGTATCCATCAAGGCATACGCTCCGGTATGTGTGCGCAGATCGCGCGAAACTGTGACAACCTGAAACGACGCCCCAAGCATCTGGCGGACATATTCCGATCCATCCGGAGGCGTGAACTCTGCCCCTGCATAATGCACCAGAACGGCGGCCGTACCCTTGAGGACATAGTTGTCAACCTTGTCCGGATACGCTTCAACAAGCACGCCCGGCCCGGTGATGGCTGCCTGCAGTGCGGCAAGGAGCAGATTTTCAAGTTCAAGTATCATTGTGTCAATTATCAATTATCAATTGTCCTTTACCCTTTATCGCTTCCTGCAGCCTTTCCCTTGCCGCATCGTCAAACGACTCGATCAACGCAACTTCCTGATCGGTCAAATCACGGCCTGCGCTTTGCGCTTTTCCGATGATGTTCGAGACCGTCACCATCTGCCCGATCACCACACCGGAAAACTTTATCAGGTTGGCGAGAATTTCAAGTGCCCGTGTCATTGTATGGTTACTCCTTGTTTTTGCAGCATTACTTTAAGTTTATCGATCAGGTCAAGCGCCTGCGCCAGTTTGCCCTCGCCGAGGGAACCCGTGATTTTGCTGAGCAGCCGTGCATCCTTGAGGAGTGTCCGGATCTGGTCAGTCGTTGCGAGTACGTATTTTGCATCGTCGACCGAAATTATATCACTCACCAGTGCCGTTGTTGCCGCTTCGCGGAGTGCCGCATTTGCGGTCAAGGCATAAGCGTACTGCTGATCGAATGTTTTCGGTTTGGTTATTGTCAGCGATCCACACCCTGCGAGGGCGAGAATCCAGAAAAGCATGAATTTTTTTGCCATTATCGATTGTCCGTTATCAATTATTGATTTTTTGCCCTTTTAAACTGCCCACCAAAAGCCCAATTCCCTGTTAGAAACCCATTTAAAACCGTTTAACTTTTACAGAGCCATATCATTTTACCTTCCAGCCCTAAAAACCGCCGCCAAGGCGATTTCTTGCACTCGTAAAGTTTGCCGGAAACTTTGCCGGAGGGCTGATAAACTGAAATGTTTGAGGCCGGTCATTATCCACCACATCCTTTGCTGCATCGAGCACAATTTCACGACGCTGCATTGCCTGCATTCTTTTTACGGTACCTTTATACAGCTCAAGAATCTTGTCGGGAAGGTTTGCTCCGTCGCGCTGTTTGTAGAGCTGATAGTGCATCAACTCGGCAATGGTCTGCCGCAGAAGCGGTTCTACCGGATCTGCAAGCGGAACGCTGTAGATGCCCCTGAGGTATCCATGCAGCTCACCAAGAGCGGTTTCCTCGATGGAGTCAACAAGAGTATTGCTTACCAGTTTGGTTGCATACTCCCCGCTCGCTTCATCCTGCCCGCTTACCCAGGGGGCAAGCTGCTGCAGGATCGGAAGCGAGGTTTCGGCCACCAGATTGTTGAGTGTCAGGTACTGCATGGGTTATGCCAGTTTCGTACCGATGAGCGCCGAAATGCACTTGTTGTGGAACAGCGTAGGCACAAAATCACCCTCAAACGTCACTCTGTACTTTTCCGCTACTTTGCTCATGTAGGCATTGTAGCCGGTATTGGTACCAACGCTCACCTGATCGGCTTCGCCAAGACTGATGATGTAGACGCTGGAACACGTCGTGCTCGCGCCTTGGGTTTCAGTCCATGGAAGAATTTCCGTTCCCGATGCGTTACGACCCATAGGGATAATCGGAATGCCGTTATAGAACGGGATTTTGACGCCTACCTGCTTCTGGTCTTCCGGTACGGTGAACGCCTCTTTGTAGACGTTGGTAATACGTGAGACCAGTTTCGAGTTCATCAGGATCACCTGCGGCCCACCAAGGCAATAGGAGATGGCTACATCAAGCGCCTCGAAAAATGCTTGCTGCAAGGCTCTGTTCGCATCACTGTTCCCGGGAGGCATAGCTTGACCTGCTGCGGCAAGGGTTACTTTCTGCCCTGCCTGGCAGAGTGTTGCGATACCGTCCCACATGGATGTCGATACTGCTCCGGAAACAAACTTTTCAGCAAAGTTCCATGCCTGGTAACGGGCAAGGCTTTTGAGTGACCGCATGGCGAAATCATTCAAATCTTTTCCTCTGCGCTGTTCTGCCTGGTCAAGAGTTTTGCTGTCGCCGAAGATCTTCAGCGCCGGTGTTCCCCAATCCCCAGCCTCATTGCCCGCTGAAAAATCAGTACCCTTCACACGGCCGACACCTCCGGAAGCGTCCGAACCGCGCTGAACATAAGTTGCGTCACCAACCATATCGTAAAATTCAAGAAACTGGATCAAGGGGTGGCTCTGCATGAAGACCTCCACACCAACCCGCGTCATTTCCGGCATATAGGTATCTGATCCCGCCGGTACCCGTCCCGATATTGCATTAAGTTTCATCTGTTCTTTCCTCTTTGATTAATTATCAATTACCCATTATCAATTTTTCTTTCAGCCTTTTGCTTCGGTACGGCTTTCAGCCTACTCAGCAACCGGCATGTTTTGTTTGCTCCATCGGTTGCCTGCTCCATCGGTTGCCGAGTAGTGCGAAGCACGTATCGAGGCATTACCCTCCGGTCACCCTCGAAATCTCAGCCTTGAGCTTTTTATCCGCTGCAGTCACCTCGTCACCTTTCCCGGCACTGCCGAATGTTGCTACCGAACCATCGCCCGGCATCACAACAGGCATGGTGGCCAGCAAATCTTTTACCGGCTTCAATGGATCGACATCTGCACTGAACACGGCATCTTTCGGTACGAGACCCGCCGCGATTACTCGCAGGGTATCCCTGTTTTTATCGGTAATCTTTCCCTTATGCTCGGGAGCTGCAAAGAGTGCATCAATTTTTGCTGTTCTCCTGGCTTCAGCATCAGATGACACCAATCCCGCCAGCCGAGCGTTTTCAGCTTTAAGCTGTTCCATTTCCTGTTTTTCTGCGTCAGTCATAGCACCTGTATTTGTCGTTGTTGAAAAGCTTGCTGTTGTTTTATCAGTACAGTCATCTTCGGCCGGCGGTTTGAGGGCATCGACCGAGTACGTCGGCAAAGCCTTGTCTGCTGCATCAAGGCCGAACTTCTCGATCATCCAGTCCCGCAACCCGCGAAACAGCCCGCCGACAAGCGGCATACGCCATTCATCCGTACCAAAGAGCGCATCAGCTTCAAAGATTGCGTACTCCCATCCGGCTTCACCTTCGGCGGCAAAGCTTGCCGCATTGAGTTCCTCGACGGCGGCTTCGGTAACGAGCCCGACGTGGCGGATAATCATTTCAGGCATCTTGATTTTTACCGAGACTTTGTTGTATCCATCCTGCCTGTACCTGCTGAGAGCCTCAGTGCTGAACACTGCGGCTTGATCGTCGATTAAAATAGCCCGCCTGTCGCCCTCGCCCTGTCGGACGAGAGCGGAGCGAGCAAGGAGCCCCACCACGGGCAAATCGTTTTCCGGATGACCAATCACCAGCGGAATCTGTTCCGGACTGTTCTCCACGGAAGCCGTAAAGACCGCGTCGACATCCTCAGCAGTCCAGACCTTTTTCGGGTGCGGTGTCCGGTGTGTTCCGGATGCAAAGAGTTTCTTGAGTGCCATATCAACTGTCAATTATCAATTATCCCTTGTCCATTATTCAATTATCAATTGACAATGTTACCACTCTTACAGCCTCTTACTTTCCCCACAGGTTTGGGAAAATTGCGCGGGATGGTGATCTGTATATTCGTTCAGTGTGATAATTGATAATGGATAATTGACAGTTGACAATGGATAATTTTGGCTTCGGAAGCGCAAATGAGTTAGCCGCGCAATTGGGTATTGCAGTACTTCTCTTCTTCTCGCTGGTCGCCTTGGCTTTAATTATGCTGAAGAACATGAAGACTGAAGCTTTAAAGTGGGAGCAGCGGGAGAAAAACACTACCGCGGTCTACCAATCCATCATCAGTGAGATATCAAAAACAAGGGATAAAGACTTTGACCTGCTCAAGGGAGCCCTTGACGATAACCGAGATCAGATAAGCATTCTCCGCGGAGTGGTTGAACGGCTGAAGGCGATGCAGCATGAAAGCAATAACCACCGGAACACAAGCGAGCAGGCTTTTCGCGACCTCTTTACCAAAGTATCTGTAATCCTTGAAAACCGGTGCATCAACCACCTTAAACATCCAGCTGAAAAATGAGCTTTGATCTACGCATGAAACGAAAGGGTCAACTGCACACCATGCAGGAGAACCGAAGAAAAATAGTTACCGAGGCCGGTAATGCGCTTACCATTCTGCAGATGAAAGCAGACCCTTATGCAGAGCTGGAAAGCCTTGACACCAAAGCAATCAGGCAGGCGGCCGATGACCTTGACCTTGCAGTGGTAGAGATCCGCAAACTGACCGCGTCCATCAACGAGATTAACATCGAGCTTTATGGCTAAGAAAGCGGCACTCTATGCCGATGCCGAGCGGCTCTATGTGAATGACCAGCTCACGCTCGAAGCGATTGCCTCAAAGCTTGGGTGCGGTGTGCGAACGCTCACAAACTGGAAAGCCGAGGGTAACTGGGACAGCAAGCGGCAGGGGTTTATTGAGCTTGAGACCAGTCTGCATGGAGACCTTTACCGGCTGGCCCAGCTGCTCACCCGTAAGAACCTTTCATCCATCGAGGCAGGTGAGGCCGTCGATGCCCGCGCGATGAGTGTAGCTTTTCGAGCGATTGCCGTGGTGAAGAATACCGTAGAGTATGAGGATTCGGAGGTAACGCAAAAGCAGAAAGAGCCGAAGCGGGGACTCAGTGAAGAGACCATCCGGCAGATTGAAGAAGAAGTCCTTGGACTCCGCCGCCAATGAGCACACCGTCACTCAGCAAATACTTTCTGCCGTATCAGATTGCATGGCTTCTTGATGACAGCCCGTTCAAGATATGGGAGAAAACCCGCCGTGGAGGTATGACCTACGTCCAGAGCTATGAAGATGTGCGCGATGCCGTTGCCGGCCGTTGGGATGTTTGGTTTTCGTCAGCTGATGAAACTGCCGCCCGTGAGTATATCCTCTACTGTGAAAAGTGGGCGAAGCTGTTCAAAATGGCCGCAGAGCAGTTCAATGAGTCGGTGTTTGATGATACCGGGAAGCCGATTGCGGTGTTCAGTATCCGGTTCACGAACGGAAAGCGCATCACGGCACTGAGTTCTTCACCTTCACAGTTCCGGTCAAAAGGCGGCAAAGTTGTCCTGGACGAATTCGCCTGGCATAAAGATCAAGCCGGAATGTGGGCAGCTGCTGAACCGGTTACTACTTGGGGATTCCCTTTGCGTATCATTTCAACGCATAACGGCAAAGGGTGTGTGTTTTTCAAGCTTATCGACAAGGCTGCTGAAATCGGCGGTGTTGTGCACAAAACCAGCATTTACGATGCCGTCGAGCAGGGTCTTGTTGACAAGATCGTACAGCACAAAACGACCGAGTCCGAACGGACTGCATGGCTGGAAAGCAAACGGAAAAAGGTAGGGCCGACCGTCTGGGCACAGGAATATTGCTGTGAACCGATCGACGAGAGCACAGCATTCCTTTCGTACAATCTGATTGAGAGCTGCACGGAAAACGGCTTGCTGAAAGGGCTGCATGAGCTTCTGTATCCTTTTGTGCTGGGAATGGATATTGGCCGGTACCGGAACCTTTCTGTTATCTGGATCGCTGAGCTGATCGAGCGGCGACGGTATACCCGCATCATTGAGCCGATGGAGAAGACAGCGTTCCGGACGCAGTATAAAACGCTCTCGACCTTTCTTTCTCATCCGCTTTGTTACCGTGCCTGCATTGATAAAAAAGGGATGGGTGAACAGATGGCCGAGGATGCCCAGCAGGATTATGGTTCGTACCGTGTCGAGGCTGTCGAGTTCACCAACGCGAGCAAAAACGCGATGGCTGAAGGCATCAAAACCCAGATGGAAGACCGTGAATTTCTTATCCCGGGTGATGGAAAGCTGGCCGATACCATACGGGAGGATCTGCACAGTGTGCAGCAGGAAGTTTCGCCCGCCGGCAATATGCGCTTCAACGTCAATGAAAATGAGGAAAACCCGAACAGCCACGCAGATTACTTCTGGGCGGCGGCGCTCTGCAACAATGCAGCTGGGAACGACACTCTTGGAGTCCCGCAGGTGACAACGCTTTCCGAAGAGGCAAAACGGCAACGGGCAAGATACTCAGCACACATACGCAAACTTTTATCCGGATACAGGAGATCATAATGCTACTCGATGCAAAGGGACGCAAAATAACCAGCAAGGCGCAGCGCTTTATTGAGGTGGCCACTCGCCAGACGGCGAACGGTGAATTCATTGGTTCCATCAACCGGCTGCCGAATCCAAGTGTGATTCTTGCCTCACAGTTCGATACGCTCAACGTGTTCGACAAGGTGGCGGAGCAGATCGACATTGCCGCCGCCATCAACGATTACCGCGCAGGTGTGGCCAGCATGGAGTTCAACGTGCAGAGCAACCTCGACAAAAGCAAACGCGCTCAATTCTTCCTGGACTACCTCGACAGCATTGACCTGCCCGACATTATCGAGCAGGCGCTTGAAGCCCGTGATTACGGCTATGCGGTGCTGGAAATTACCCGATGGAAAGTGTTTCAGGGGAAAACGGTACCGGCTGTGCTTGAAAGCAAGCCGCAGCGGTGGTTTGGGTATGATCTGCTTGGGAATCTCCGGTTCTATACCAAGGAGCAGCCGGGCGAAGGTGCGGACGTGCAAGCCACATGGCCGAACAAGTTCGTCAATCCTCGCCACCGGGCGAGGTATGCCAATCCATACGGGAAAGGGCTTCTCGACCTGGCTTACTGGCATGCGGTCGGGCTGAATGGTAATTTCGAGTTCATGATGACCTTCCTTGAAGAGGATGGCCGCGACAAGTGGGTCGTCCGCCATCCGCGCAATGCCACCAGTGAGGAGATCAATAACGCGCTCAATATGGCTTTTGAGTTGCGCAATAACGGTGTTGCTGCTATTCCGGAGGGCAATGAGTTCGATAAAAAGGACGTGACCGGCCGGGCAAGCAGCAGTGATGCGTATACCAAGGCCGATGAGCTGCTCAGCCGTAAAATTCTCAAGCTTTGGTACGGTACTGACCTGATGATGCAGGTTGAGGGAAAAGGAGGCTATTCGAGCAGCCAGAGCGGGATCCAGCTGCGGGGAGAAGCGCTCAGCAGCGGCAAGCGGATTGTGCAGCAGGTTATTCATGAGTTGTTCCGTATCGTCGAGGAGCTGAACAGCCTGCCCGGAAGTGACGAGGAGACCATTACCTTTACCCTCAAGCACGAGGAAGAGATCAGCAAGGAAGAGGCGGAAAGGGATAATGTGTACGCCTCGATGCCCGGGTTTGTGCCGACACAGAAGTTCTTCCTGAACCGTGGCTTTCAGGAGGATGAGTTTGTGTTTACTGATCCGGCTTCCCTCGTTCCCTCGGTACAGCCTTCGGCTTACTCGGGAACCAAAATGCCTGGTGAGCAGGGGCAGGCGGCAAACTCGGGAACCAAACAGGCTGGGGAGCAGATGCAGCAAGCAACCTTCGGCGCTGATCCGCCGGTTGACTTGCTCAAAGCGTACGATCTGTTAAAAAAAAAGCCCTGACCGGCACTGCTGATGCTATTCTTGACCCTCAGCCTGATGATGAGTTTATCAATGCTTTTTCACAAGCTTTAACCTTTGAACTGAACAATGCCTGGAGTGATGGACGCGCAGATACTGACCGGCTTGCAAAGGAGGCTGATCCGGAGTTCGATGCGGCAACATTTGCCACAGAGATCACTATTCCGACAATCGGCGCAGGCGACCAGAGCGCTGCGGCTTTCCATGCGTTCAAGGGCTTTGCGGCCGCGCTTATTGAAGACCAGCGGGTCAGTGATGCGCTCAAGCAAAGCCTTACCGAGGCGTTGGCAAACGGCAGCGGCTTTGATGAGTGGAAAGGGTCAATCAATGAGGTGTTCGATAAACTTGGCGTCACACAGCTCTCTTCGTACCGGCTTGAAACGATCTACCGTACTGAAACCTCTCTCTCTTTTGCCGGTGCTCAGTTTGCGCGATTGCAGGAAGTCAAGACGAATTTTCCGTTCTGGGAGTACTCGGCAATCCTTGACCAGCGCACGCGGCCAAGCCACAGAGCGCTTGACGGGAGTATCTTTTTATCAACCGACAATCAGTTCTGGCCGCCTCTCGGGTTCCGGTGCCGATGCACGGTTATTCTTATCAGCAGGGCGCAGGCTTTGCGGAGAGGGATTACCAAGCCGGACACCATTACGCCGGAGATGCGCGGCAACCTGCAGAATGCCGAGTTCATCGGCGACAAGATTGTCACCTACAATAACTGGCTTAAAGAGCAGCAGAGAGGCATGAATGCCGCTGCACTGCAGCTTCTTCAACAGGCCTTTGAAAACCTTTTAAATGACCTTCAAAATGCAGAGTGAAAGCTGGGAAGTAATATGGAACAGACTGGTGAAACAGCTGAGCGTTGAGGAGCAGCGGGAATCGTGCATTGCGGATATCGGCGGCATTACTGATGCGGAGATTGCCAAAAACGCACAGGCTTTGCTCAACAAGGCTCCGGATGATATGGTTATTGCTGCCCTGAGGAAAATTGAGGGTATGAAGGGGAAGTGTTATGCGGCCGTCGTCGTTTCGGGAGTGAAGCCGCCGGCTTTTGTGGGCATACCGGAAACCTTGCTGTCGCAGGGTGCTACGGTTGAGGAGGTTGCGGTGTGGTACGATCAGATCATTAAAAACAGTTTTGCAAACGGTACCAAGTTTCAGCCGCTGCCAAGCCACGATGAGGCGTGGCAGACTTTTTACAGAGTGAGGACTGAGCTGACGCATAAGCAGCGTGCGGCCGAAAAGTGGCTGTACACGCTGAGCAAAGTTCCGTTGATGAATGATGCCGATATTGTTTTTGCGGCGCAAAACGGGTTCTGGTGCGACTTGACACTGACTATCAAACGGAGGCTGTTCAAGCTGCTTCCGGCGCTTACCCGCCTCGCCATCAGCAGCGCCAACCTCAGCACAACGCAGGCGATGCAGGCCGTGCAGGATTGTTATTATAAACCGGGCATTGATGCCTCGATTTGCGCAGAGCGCTACTCGGCAATCGATTCCGACGGCGTGGATCAGCGAGCAGCAAGGCAACCAAAGAGATAATTATCCCTTATTCATTGTCAATTATCCATTGTCAATTATCCCTTATGAGCGACAAACTTACCATCTCCCTTGAAGGGTTGCAGGCTTTTGAGGCTTCAATCAGTAACTTTGAAGAAAAGCTGCTCACTGTTGTTGAGAGTAAAACAACCAAAACGACCATCGGAGAGCTGTTGATTGCCCGTGCAAGGCGGACCATCAAGGAGGGTGGCATGGGACTTTCGCCCGCATGGAAGCCGATCAAGCAGCCGACCATTGACAAGCGATGGGAGCTTGAGCAGAAGAAAAAGCCGGCAAACAGGGTGAACAAGCAGGGGATTGTGAGTAATGCGCCTCTCCAGCGAACGGGATCAGGGTTGCAGAGCCTGAACTTTGCCATCACACCGCAGGGCCTTACTTTGAGCGCAATCAAGTACATGGGATGGCAACAGACCGGCACAAAGCCTTATACCATCTACCCGAAAACCAAACGGGCTCTCGTTGTTCCCGGACTTGGTGTGTTCAAGTTTGTGAACCATCCGGGCATTCCGGCAAGGCCGTTTTTTGTTGTGCTGCCTGAGGATGTTGAGGAGATCAAGGGGATTGTGCTTGAGGCGGTGCGGAAGGCATAAAAAAGCCCCGATTTCTCGGGGCTGTTGTGGTTACGTGAGCTGCTTGAGGGATTGGCCAAGTTCAAAGAAACAAAAACCCTCGCAAGAGCCATTTACCTTCTTTACTCCGCTGAACAACACCGAAATATTTCTCTCTTATCATTGCGCCGTATCCATTCTGAGCATCGACATAAGAGATGACACTATAAATATTTCCATTTTTCCCGACCGTCGTGTTCTCATCAGAGTATGATGCGAAGGTTGCTGTACTTGGCGTTTTTAACTTGCTTAAAGCATAAGCTTTAACGTTATCAAAAGCATCAGCTCTCTCTCCATTGAAAGGGAAAAACTTTCTCAACGACAAGAAAAATGGAGAGTTGTTCTGCGTTTTTTTGAAAACGACTCTCATTGAATCCCTATCATGTTGATAAATCTTAATCAACGGTTCAATCAAACTGGAACTTTTTTCCATAAACGCCTTCTGTTTTTTAAGCATTCTTAACTCAATTTTCAAGCGCTCCAGTTCACTATCTGCCCTATGTAAAGCAATTACATCTGCTGTTTCCTTGTATTGTGAGGAAGCATTAACCGACTGCATCAACTCCGAGTTGTATCGTTCGCATTGGAGGGAATCACTTAAGATTATGACCTTTATTTGCTGCCTTTTGTCAAACAATGCAGTTTCAGTATCAGTAAATTTCCACACAGGGTATAATGCTCCAATCAAAAAAAATACCGCTAATACTGCGAATAAGACCCATTTTCTCTTCATGGTGATTCTCCTTTTTGTTTTTCACCCGAACAGCGATTGCTGAAACCGCTCTTCGGACTTTGGTTTGTTGTACATCGCCTTCACATAATTATTGATGGTACTGGTTGACACGCCAAGTTCAAGGGCAAGATCGTTGTGGTTGTTGCCGGTGAAGTAGGTTTCCACATGCCATTTCCGGTACGCTGTCGATTTTGGAATATAGAGTTTCAGCCCGCCAAGTTTGAGCATCATTTTGCGGGCAACTTCCGGCCCAAGCTCATACGCTACAAGCTGCATGTCGCCTTTTGGGATGCCTGCATACTGGTTTTGTGGCTTTCGTGGTTTCACGGTTTTTGTGTTTGCATTGCCTGCAAGACCTTGACTATTCGCCCTACCATTTCGCGCTCGATGTGCTCGACCGAGATCCTGTTAAACTTCTTTTTCAGAAAGACCAAAAAGGCTGCATCACGCTTTGCCCGTGTCGGCTGCACGGATACCTCTGCCCACATGGCGGCAAGCATGTTGAGCTGCTTTTGTGTTGCCATCCCGAGCCGGTATTTCGGTTCTGGTGGGTGCTTCGATACGCGCTTTGCGCTACTCAGCAACCCATTATTGTTCACGAGTTTTTGCAGGAATGATATAACCTTGTGTGCATCGGTAATGGTCAACTCTTTGCAGCTGCTTGCACCATATCCGGAGAGCAAAGCCCGGTAATTACCGTCATCCATGCCAGCAAGCCGCTGCAGTGTCTTTATCCGTTGCACCATCATCGGCGGCAGTGTTATTTTTTTCAGTTCAGGCATCGTTAAAACAGATCAAGTTGTTTCTTGTTCTTATACTCGTTAAGCCGCCTTTCTGCTGCTGCTAAGCATTGCTTTACATAGGACAGCTCTTTTCTGGAATAATCGTCAAGAGTAGAAACCCATAACCTTGAGTAAAACACATACCTGCGCTCGTACCCGTCAATCACAGCCGTAGCGATGAAGTTTCTTACTGCATCATCCCCAATCGGGCAGGTCTGGATATATTCCAAGGAATAGTTCATGACGTTTGCTCTTTTTTAGGCGGATACATTAATGCTGAAAGTTTGTCTTGCTGCTTCCAGAGTTTTGTTATTTCGTTTTGCAACGCCCACCATGTCCTTCGATAATCCGGCTTCGTCCGATCAAGAGCTTTTATTTCGGATAGGCAATTATCAACCTTTTTAGTGAGCTGTGTATTAAGGCTGTGATAAGCATGAATTTCGAGATCTCGGATATATGCTTTCCATGGATAGCTTTGACACAAGATGTCAATCAACTCATCTTTATGGAGCAGACTCAGCAATTTTTTTGTATTTGTATCAGACATTATCAACTCTCCATTATCAATTACTTTTGTGCTCCCGGCAGGACTCGAACCTGCATCCCGATTAACCGTCTTTGTGTTGTCAGTCAGACTTTGCCCGGAGTCATGTAGGGACAACCTTCCGGCCTACACCGCGTCTACCTTTCCGCCACGGGAGCCATTAATTGTCAATTGTCCATTATCAATTGTCAACTAATAATTACTCTTCAACTTCTCAACCTTCTCCTTCATTCCATTCTCAATATCAGTGACCCGCACATCTCCGGCCATAACAAGCAAATCCACAACAGTAAACAGCTTGCCGATGTGCCTGCCAATGCGTTCCTGATTGGTGACTGCAAGTGGGTCTCTTTTGCCTTTCAAGCCAGTCCGGATGATTTCACCAGATACGGTGATAACGCCCGAAGCATCTTCAAGCAAGTGAGCCAAAGTACGATCGGTGTCGCGATACTTCGGCGGTTTGACTGTCCGCTTGAAGGCCGGATATCCTTTTTCCTGCATGCTGCCCGGAGCGGAAAATACTGCCTCCGCCTGCTGGCGGCGGGATATTGCCATCCCTTTTGATTCGCACCACTGATGAAATACCTGCTTTTTCCCTCTGTGGAGGTATGCCCGCCACATCCTCCGCTTCGGGCAGAACGAAACCCCTGCCACGTGCTCTTTATCGCTGAGGTCAATGGTTACAGCCTCGCCCACCGAGAGCGATAAAGGCGCCACCTTTGTGGTCGCCTCCGGTAACTTCTTCTTACTCATATCAACTCTCCCTTATCCATTGTCAACTGTCCATTATCCATTGTCAATTCTCCCTTATCCATTGTCAATTGTCCCTTATCAATTAATCGACCACCTGACTTCACGAAAAACACGCCGAAAAATAGTACTGCGACGCTGATCCACGCCCGAACAGCCATCACCAACGGCACAAGCAGCTCCAGATACATGCGCACAAAGTGCCGTGCGTTCCAGAGCAATACGCTAAGCCCGCACAGAATCGCCAGCCGAATGAGGTTGACGACAATCAGTTCAACGTTATTCATGTTGTGCTGCCTCCTCAAATTTCTGGCCGAAATTCTTCTCCATTTCCCGCTTTTGATACGTATTGAAATATTTAATGGTGATGTCCACGTAAAACGATTTTCTGCATTTATGGCAGTTGTTCCAGCCAAACCAATCCATTTGGTTCGTTTCTTCCTCTGTGTGCCTGTACCCGCAAACAGGGCAGACTACCGTGTTCTTATCTTGTGTCATTGTGATCCTCCTCGTTTTAGTTCAAGCTCTTTGGCTATGGTGATGATGGTCTTTTCGTTGAGAGTCTCTCCGGTCTGTGCTGCGGCATACGTGGCAAAAAAGAGGTCTTCAGCCTGCCTGATGTCTCCTCCGCAGAACTCTGCAATAACTTGCGCTATCGGTTGAGGCTCTTCAACCATCTCGCCAATCAAGAGCGCTAAATCCGATACAATGTCTTTTCTTGTGCGCACTACTTCACGCTTCACTCGGCATCGGTTCCAGATGTACTGGAACTCTCCGCGCAGACCGCGCATTGTTGCCGCAAAGCGGGGAAGACCGACATAAACAATCCCGATGTTTGCAAAGTCGTAGATCCTGCGCACCACATCGAGCACGGCTGGTTTCAGGTGTTCGGCCTCATCCAGAATGATTACTTTTCCTGTTCCTTGCAGTTTTTCACAGATGGCCATCAGCACTTCGTGCACATTCCCTCGTGCTTCAATGTTACTTTGCCTGGCAATTTCCTGCAGTACCGAACGCATTGGAAATGTCGGGTGGCATTCAATGGCGATGGAGCCTGGGTTATGCTCTACATAGTCCTTGATCGCTCTTGTTTTTCCTGTTCCTGACAGGGAGGTTACCAGACCTATCTTTCCCTTCAGGTGGCAGTGCCGTATGGTTTCGGTTACGTGCCTGTACACGGTTGTTTTTGCTGTTTTCTCGAATCTTTCAAGGCCCTGCAATGGGAGTGCGTCAACTTCTTTTCTCCTCTGCAGCCACGCCGATATTTTCTTTTCGATCTGTTCAGGGTTTGCGGGATAAATCCCGCTTAACCATTGACTGAGAGAGGCTCCTGATATCCCGCAAAGCTTTGAGAGGGCATTGCCGGATATTTCCTCGGCTGCCATCAAGGCTTTGATTTCTTCTACCAGTTGTGTATTGTTGCTCATGGTGTTTTGCTCGTTTATTGTTTACTGGCAAGCGCTTTTTTTGACGCCGCTGCAGTTTGCTCCTGCGGCGGTTGTTATTTCATTCCCGAGCAGGACAAAATAGAGTATCCTTCCCTTTATCCCCGGTTCCTGTAGCGCGTTGACAACCTCTTTCATTGCCTTGTCTTTCGATAACCCGACCTTATAAATCAGGTAATCAACCAGACCGTCAACCGTGTGGTCTAATGCTTGTTTCGAGTTTTTCCGCATGGTGTGGTGCTCCTTGTTTTATCGTTTACAAAATCCCCAGTGTGGCTGATAGCCGAAAACGTCACTCCCTGCCTTGCATACCGTTCTCCCCGAGTGGGTGACCAGTGTCTTTTTGCCGTCGCCACATTCCAGATCGAGCTGGCAGGGCATCTGTTTGCCTGCCGTCGTCCGTACAAAGTGTATCTGCGAGCTGCATACCGGGCACAGCACGTGAGGCCCGTTTCCTATCCGCGCTTGATACGCTGTAATGTTCCGCTGTCCCTCCGCTATGTCGTGCATGGTGGTGCTCCTTTTGGTTAGTTCAGTTGACCTGTTCTCAATGCAAGTTTTCCTTTCCGGGTCACCAGCGTGAGGATATAGACCTCGTTTGTCTGGGTGAAAATCTGCACTTTGTGAAACTCGTGGCATAACGGGCAGGTGACGCCGAAATCCTCGACTTTTTTCTCGCTGCTTTTGGCTGTAACGTTTTCTTTTGAGCCGCATTTCGGGCAGTAGAATTCAAAGTAGTGGTCAATGTTCATGGTGGTTATGCTCCTTCTTCGGGTTTGTCGATATTCCCTAAAACCCCAAAGATCACAGCCCTAATCATACCTATGGTATCAAAAGCATCATCCATTGAGTCTGCTTGAATGGCAAATACTCGATAGTTTCGTGATTCGATCGTGACAAAAAAATCAGAATCTTCCTCAGCGATATCGAATCGGTTAGTAAGGAACTCTTTTCCATAATTGATGGAGAAAATGGAGATATGCGCATCATATTGATCGCGGATTACAGTTTCTACCTTAAGCCAACCAGAGCTTGCGAACTCGATTAAGCTTATGTCCTTTAAATTGGCAATGATATTTTCCATTGTGGTGGTATCCCTTTGTTTTAGTGTTATTTGCGTAGTCCAAGTCTCTCTCTGTACTGCTCCTCTGCCTCTCTCTGCTTCAATACCTGCTCCTCTTGATATTTACGAGCCCTGCTGAGGAGGCTGTTTTCGCAGTCCTCCTGCGGATCCTCATCACAGCCGACAGCTTTTTTAGCTGGCTTTAACTGCTTCGGAGCGACAACGGCAGGGAGCGCTCTCTGCTCTTCTGCATCCCTCGCGGCATAGAACTCTTTCGCCTGGCGAATTGCTACTTGTTTTATCGCTCCTTTAATTCCTAATACTTCACGAAGTCTTTTCCGGTCTTCATCCGTGCCGAGAGTGTCGGCCATCGGGTGAATCCCTGCAAAACCATTAGCATTAGCCGCAAAGAGGAAGTTTTCACCGGATTCATCGTACACATATACCGTTTCAAGTGCTGCAAAGTCAAACCGGACAATGAATTCTTTGGCGTTTGAACAACCACCAAGCTCTTCGTGCCAGTAGTATCGGCCAAACATTCTGATTCCGTTGTTCCCGCTCTTTTTCTTGGTTTGTGCAAGCATCAGAAACCGAAGTTCGTCGGGAGTAATGATCCTTTTTTCAAAGTCTGCTTTCGACCTGACAGCCTCGATCGACTCCATATAAACCTCTTTCGGTGTCCGGCCTTTAAGGGATGAATCTTTTGCTTTTGGTGTTACGGCATATTTGTTGATGAGCCAGTCAACCAGTGCCATATTGACGTCGTTGATGGTATCAACTGCTCCTTTGTGCCTGTTGTTATGCTGTGAGTCTTGTAGTTTTTCATCGCGATTCAGGCGAGGGACTTTGTTCTCGATAGAGTTCCCTCTGTACCCGGGACGTCGCTGTTCAAAGTCGCTCAATGTCCCGAAAAATCTTTCAATCGGCTTGCTCTGTCCGTGGTATGGGAGGGCGTGTTTTGTTCCTATAAACCCGTAAGGTTTAAGCCTTTCGAACAATCCCGGCAGAGCTTTCCATCCTTTTGCTCTTGTGAAATACTTTGCTTTGAATGCTCTGCCATTGTCGAGGTAAAAGTGACGAGGGACAAAGCCGAGCGTTACAATCGCCCGATAATAGGCCATCGCGATGATCTGCGTATTCTCTGACGTTCCAATTTCCCAACCGAGCGGCATTCCTGATTTGAAGTCTGTTACAACAACAATGGTTGGGCGGAATGGTTTTCCTGTGTAAGGGTTGATAACATCAAAATTGCAGGTGTGGCCATCGGCAACAAGGATGTCGCCGACTTCAATACGGCTGTAGTCTCGACTGATATACGGGAGGCATTTGTCGTTGTATGCTTTTTCCCCTTCTCTGGTTATAGTTGCCATATCGAAATTATCACGAACAAAATCATCGAGGTAGCGCATGTATGTTGAATAACTTGCATTCGGTTCAAGCCCAATCCGTTTCAGCTCGTTTTCCATGTCGATGTATGCCTGCTGTTTTGTCTTTCTGGAGTCAAAGTAAGCCCTCTCGAGGATCTCCGATTCCGTCCGAGTAACACTCCGCTTCCCTCTGCTTTTTCCGTACCCGGGAGCCAGTGCAAACGTGTCTCCTTCTGCCTCATCAAGCTTCTTTTTCCAGTTGTCCAGAGTTTGGTAGGTGAGGTGCTTGATTTCATCCCGCACATCGTCAAACTCAAGCATCAATCCTTCATTGTACCGGCGGCAGAATTCTTCCTTTTGATCGACTAAACAGCCATATCTTTTTCCGGAAATAAAGCGCAGATATTCACTCAAAACTTGGTACCTGCGAAGCGCCTTGTCACGGTTCAAAAAACTTATTGCACCACGCTTCCGAAACGCCTCGTCACGGGCTGCCAACTCCATCGCTGTTTTCGGTTTTTCACCGGTAATCAGCTTCCGATATTGTTCGATGCCATCCGGAGGCAACTCGGTAAAATGTATCTGGTAAGGACGCCTTCCGTCCTGGTCAATCTGACGGCAGTTTGTGACGTATTTTCCGTTCAGGCAGTAACGTTTTACCTTCCTTTCATGTTGTCCCGATATTTGGGCAAACTGTTTTACTGATAACCATCCACTTTGATCTCGTAACTCATTTATTTCATTATCACTTAGGCTGATCGGGACAATATTTATTTCTTGTCCCGACTTTTGTCCCGATCTTGTCCCGACTTTTTCAGTTTGGGAGATGGTGAAAATTTTACTCATACCACTTTCTTGAGGTTCTTTCTGAAGCTCTTTACAATGGCCTGCCGTTCTTGAAGCTTACGGTCAAATATCTCTGCAAGCTTTATATTGGGTACTTTCGACAAGAAAAGGCCCTTGTGTATCTGATCGGTCGGCATACCAAGCTCTTCACCCATCTCTTTCAGAATTCCGCGATACGGGTAGCATCTCAGGTTCACATTCTTCTTCAT